TATTATTGGCATCTTTTACTAGTGTATCTTCAGTCATAACTCCCTTGCGGTCAACAATCCACTTATATGACCATACAGTCTGTTCGCCTTGATATATTTTGCCAAAAAAGCTACCATCAATATCCTGTGTTGGTATCATTTCAACTCCTGACAATATAGGCTGTCCGCGGCTACTAACCAAATCAATAAATTTTTGTAGATTTGATCTGCCGGCAGCAGATTCCATACCAATGTCAAACAGAGTCCATGCCGTAAAGAACTCAGGATCGCCACCAAAGTGTGCGCCTGGTATCGTCCAAGTTTTTTTATCTGCCATGTTTTATTACTTGGATCTTGGATCTCTAGTAGGTGTTGTCATCCACTTGGCTAAAGCATAGCCGGCAACACCAGCAGCAGCAATCTTGGCTACTGAGCTCAGAGTTGATGCAGATGAACTAGTGCCATTGATAGCAGCAGCTGGGCCAATAGCAGCTATTTCAGCATTGCTAACTGCATCAAGTTCCCAGCCCTTGCTTTTTGCCATTGTTTCAAGCATTGAATAAAGATCGCTACGACGAGCACGAGTGCGATAGTATTGCAGCAAGCGTGTTACGCAGATTTGACGCTGGAATGTAGTAAGATTTTCCCAGTCAGTGATTAATCTACGCAGACTCTTATAATTGGATATATCAATATTCATCTGCGATTCAAGTTTATACATCAATCGTATTGCTTCGGCACGATCAAGTGTACCGTTAGACATGTCTCTAAGAAAATCCTTTGCCATTTTTTCTTTAATGTGTAGTCTGGTACCAAGTGCTGCATTTTGTTCTGGACCATTTAGTTTGCCAGCTGTTTTACCACCTGGATATGTAGCAATGTGCAATGCTTGGTAAAGATCTGTGCCTGACGTTCTTGGCTCTTTGAATCCGCCATAGATCATTGTGCGCTGTGCATAGGCCTGAGCAAAAGGTGCAGTTTCAAATTCTTTATTAAAGATATAAAGTGTCAGCAGAGAAAGAAATGCATTGTCAACAGCATCACGCAAGGTCATGCTGGAAAGATAGTTATTGCGAAACATCTTGCTTTCATTGCAGTTATCTTTAATAAAACTAAATTTCTCTTCCATATTAGACAGCCTTCTTCATAAATTCAGGTCTATTTACAAATTTAATCTTGCCATAAGGAGTAGCTGCAACATATCCTTCATGTCCGTTTGCAGTTTGTATACCACTTGCTTGTTTAGCAACCAAACGATCAAATTGATCCTTAATGTCATGTTTGAGATTTGAAATAGCAGATACAATTTTCCAAGCAGTGTCATAGGCTGCTTTGTACTTGGTAATATGTGTAAGAATATTTTCCTGCTTGTTTGCAGTAACTTTACTTGCTGGACTTTTAATCCATTCAATGAATTCTTTTGCTGCATTATTATCAATGTGCTGACCACTGCCGGCTTTAAAATTAATAAAGCTTTTGAATAGGTCAGGGAAATTTGTAATCTTTAAACTGCCGATATTGTAAGGATCAAACATTGTGTTGATCTTTGCTGCGGCAGGACTCTTAATAAGATTACGCAGAGATTCAATTTCAGCTTTAGGCTTTTTGAGTTTGGTTTCTACAGGAATTTCTGTTTCTGGTCCAAATACTACAAGCTGTGAATTACCTTGAATTTTATTTTGACTTGGTGTGGTAGGAGTTGGTTCAGCAGCGGCATCAGCAGCAGCTTCTGCACTATCATACACACCATGTATTACCAATCCTGCCTGACTCTTTTTAATTGTTCGTCCAAGATCTTGTGCAATATCAAAAGAATAATTGATCTTGTTTGGTTTAAATGATACACTGTTATCGGTAACCTGTAGCTCGCTTGGTGTCATCCAAAGCATATCGCCTTGAAATATTTTACCCGCAGTACTTTTTGGTGTAATTTTCTTTAGCAGATCATAAACTGCGGCAAACTTAGCAGCATATTCGGCACGGCCGGGTTGATCTGGTTTGCGATTATAGATCATTGCGCTGAGTGCGTCGGCTGTGGTTGGTCGACCATCATATTTCTTAGCACCAATACCAGCTTTGTCAGTTACAATAAAATTATTTTTATCTAACCAACCAAAGATAACTGCTGGACTACCGTCCCATTTGATGGTGGTTGAACTGTGATCACTAGCTGCATGTTCAATTGCATTAAGAGCACGCTCGGCGCCTGCAAGACCATTTTCATCAAAGATAATATCTTCTGGATGATCAATTCTTACCTTGGTTTCTGTGAGCAGAGGCTTGTTAAAATTTACAACTTCATTGATTTTCATTTAATTAATTCCTGCTGCTACCCAAATCTTATCAACTACTTTTTTATCAACACCTTTAGCTATCAAGAATCTCTTAATATCATCGGAGTTCTTAGATCCACCAGATTTTTGCCAATCCTTAAAGAGACTGTCAGCAGTGACTTTGGTTGATAACTTATCGATACCTTTGCCAATCGCTCCTGTCAATGAAGACAACCAAGACCCTTCGTTGATCTTTACTACACATTCAATGATTGAGCGAATCTGTTGATCTGATAATTGCATACTTTCTTTGGCTTTTTTAATATCGTTTGCAGCAGCCGCAGTTCCTTGAGATAATGATTGTCCTGCTTTTGCTACTGCATTAATCCATTGATATAGACTGTCATTGTTGAGCTGTTGCTCTTTTGCGGTACGCCAAACATCTCTAATCTGCTGAAGATACTCTGGCGTATTAATTTTGGTTGCCAATGCTTTGAGATCATCAAATGCCATTAATGATCTGTTTCCAATACGTCGCATTGCATCATCTATTAGAGATTTTTCTCCTGGCAGTACTGTTATATTAAACCCTTGAATAGTATCAGTATAAGAATATCCAGGACCTTGTAGTCTATATGTGGCACCATAACTTACACGCTCTAGACCAGCGTCTTGTGGACCAATTGGTATTGACGATGCACGAAACCCTTTAAGCCAATCCCCGATTAGTTCAAATGCTTTACCTGACAGGTAGCCAAGCACTGCTACCTTGATACCTTTGCCTATTGCGGTAGATAGTTTTTCACCTTTGATTAGTTCTGCTGCACCACGTAAAATTTGACCGGCAACAGCACCGCCAGCTGGTCCAGCACCTAATGATGCAAGCACAGTTAATAGACCAATCACTGCTGCACTTTTACCTGGATTTTCTTTCATCCAGTTACCTAATGTACCAAGCGATGCTGTTAGGTTTGGAAACTTGTCTGCAACTTTTGTTTTTAGCTGATCAAATTTCTGATCAGCTTGTTGTACTGGTGTGGTATCCTGTAACCATTTGCCAAATTGATTAATTGCATCATTGACTTTTTTTGCATAATCAATACCGGCTTTGGCAGCGTCAATACCTTTACCAATTGCTGAACGATTTTTGCCGCTGGCAGTTAGTTCAGCTTCTACATTACCAAACAATGACCTAATCTGATCTGGAGTAAGTGTTGCTTCAATAACTGGAAGAAATGTTTTATAAACACCTTCAACAATCTGTTGCTGATCAGCAGTTAGTCCTCTACAACTTTCAGATAATATCTGATTGTTGTTTAAAAGCTGTTCTCTTAGAGATATGTTGATTTCTGCAATTTTCATATTAGGCCTTACTTTTCTTAACTGGTCTAAAACTGTCAACTAATGCCAGTGCTTCTTTTGCCCAATTATGCAAAATAGCATAAGCTTCGTTGCTTGCAGTGCTACCTGGAACTAGTGTTCTTTCTTCTGCTGCTAGTTTGATCCATGCTGATGTAAGAATCTTAAATCCGCGGGTAGCATCGTCTACTAGTTTTTTTAATTCAGCAGCACGTTCCGGTGTGTTTTTTTCTGCTGGTAAGTGTCCAAGTAGTGCTGCTTGTATTCTATTTCGATTGATTACTTCTGATGGTCGTGCTGCTGCGGCAATTAAACGATCAGTTGGCATGTTTACATATGTTGACTTTAGATTACCAACAATTTGTAAAATTAAATTACCAAGATTGTGTTTAAAATTATTATCTGCTCTTAGTGCAACATGTAAATCGCTACCAGGTGTAAGCAAACTTGCATTAATAATATCACCAGTGTTGTTAAATGCTGCTAGTCGTGCTGGAGTAAAATTAACTTCAACTGGTTCTGTAGATTTAGTTGGCGAGCTTGTAGGGCCGCTAGTGCCAATATCGTTCATATGTGCAAATTCAGCATGAAGTATAGTTATTGCTACTACCAATGAAACATTGTCAATATACTGTTGGAGTGTGGTGTCTGCCTCACCGGTTGGTGCAGTCTTAGATGTAACATAATTGTTGATTAGATCAGCAGTTTCGCTAGCCTTAAATGCACCTTTAGCTACAACATTGACACCTTTAAGGATGTCTGCTTTGTGCTTTTTAAAATATTCAATTAGCTCTACATTAGTGATTACTAGTGTATCTGAGTTTTTACTAATATCAGCAGCTGAGCTAAATGCCGCAGCAATAAGCTTGTCAAGTGGAACTTGATCACCTGGTGATTTGGTATTTAGATCCGGGCGAGCGCCTGTGATACGCGACAATGTGCGATCTGCAATAGCTTTAGCAACCGTGTCTAAATTAACACTACCACCTCTTAGCGCACTAAAAACTGCGCTGACATTATCAAACCCAACCTTGCTAGTTACACTTTGAATTTTTGATAAAACAGTGTCTAAAAATCCTTCCTCAAGCTCGTTAATTTTCATTTTTCTTCGCTTTCTTTTATAGCACGCACACCGCGGGTAAATTTTGCAGAATCATTATTTTTAATAGAAAGCTGTAGTCTACGAACTAGTTCATCAGATTGATGTTTTGGGTAGCTGTTTTCTATTATTTTGACCAAATTTGTTATTCTAGCAATGGCTTGCAATGCTAGATTTTCAACCAATAGATGTTTATCACGCTGTGGAACAAGCGTGGTAATTTCATCTAATATACTGCGAGTCTTTTTCTGCATGTCTAGCTCTATTTATTCTTTCTGGTAAATAGTCTCACAAGGAGATTCATGTTAAAATGCAACTTTCTACTAATGCCCAACAAATACGCGACTTAATTTCGCGTCTTGATACAGTTAGCGAGCGCAATGATCCAGTAACTGGTGAACCAGAACACGAAATCGACAGTGGCGAACTTAACCGTTTAAAAACTGCTCTAAAGCCACTGGTCAGTGATGAGCTGCAAGGCCGTTTTATTGTTGTTCTTAATAAGATGCGTTCTGGTGCACCAATTACCACTGGTGAAGCCAAATTGATTACCGTTGCTTTTATGAGCATGGCTGATATTGTTGCTAGCGATCCAACACTTATTAATAGACTGCGCTCAGATATTAAAAAGTTCAACAATACTGAAGATGATGTTGTTGAACCTGAAGATGATATTGCAGCAGACGTAAATCCAGACCTTAAAGTCAAATAATTAGACTTCTCTTGTAAACCCTAAAGCCTTAAGCTTGTCCCTATTTACTGTAGATACTACTGGGGCAGCTTGAGGCTTTGTTTTGGCCTCAGATGAATCGCTATCAACAATACTGGTACCTTTTCTGATCTTGTTAAAAACATCAGCAGCTGATGTTGTTGTTGGTTCAGCATTATCGTCAAGATCTGTAATACGCAGCGTCATTGGATTAAACTCTAGATCAAGCTTTTGTCCAACTGCGCTGGAACTACGAGTTTTCATAAACTGAATCTGCACACGATTGCGTTCGCGCATTGCTGGTGTTGCATAAATGCCAAGTACATTGTCTGCTGTTTGAATCTTACTCAAGCCACCTGCAATCATAGAATGGTCAAATTCAACACTTTCCACAGCACTACGATTCAACTGCGATGCTGTTGCCAACAATAGCTGTTCTGTCACTGCGATATTACGCAACTCTTCCGAAACTATCTTGTCCTTGATGTAGAGATCTGCAACACTAATCTTTTGACCTGCTGGCATCATAAGGTCTAGATAGTCAACTAGAAATGCATCAATCTTTACATTCTTTTGCACTTGAAACTCGCGTATCCACGCAAGCAGGTCATTAGCAGTTACACCATTGGGCAGCTGAACAATCTGTAGTAACCCGGCTTTCTTGCCTGCCATCTTTACTTTGACTTCAACGTCTTCTAGCTTTTTGAAAATTTCTCTAGTAGCAATATCAGTTAGCATAGCATCCATTCGCATACTACACAAACCTTCACTAAGTTCAAGACTAAAGTAAACTGTGTTCATGCCTTTGGTTGCCCAGTTAAGTGCAAGGTTCTGCAAGAACAAGCTTTTACCTGCACCACTTGCACCAGCAAAGATGTTTAGTTCACCGCGATTAAATCCACCATAGAGTTTGTCATCGAT